ATGCCGCGAACTGGTTTCATGCGGGTCAACGGTAGCGTTCAGCTTTATAGGCATAATTTCACATTATCCCTTTATATTGGATACAATGCAGTCGGGGGCTGACCAGTATGCCGCATGCCTTCCTCGATCTCGGCTTGCCGCTCCGGCGCCCGTGTCAGCATACCCAGGTCGCGCACATGTCGTATCGCTTGCGCAACGGTGTCCACCAAATCGTCGTTCTTCCCCTTGGGAAAGTTTTCGCATTGCGTGATCACCTTGTCAGCCCATGACCGGTCGGGGGCGTAGATCATCTCCTCGGCGAAAAGGTGAACGATGGAATGAACGCGGGCAACTTTGTCCTGGCTGCCGGGGTTCACGAGTTGCACCGCCCAATCCTCGTGCCCGAACAGGCGCCGTAGTTCCTGGGCCACGCTATGCCCGGCGGCCTTGTCCTCGATGAGGAGCCTGTCCACCCGCATCTTGCGACAGGTGTTCGCCACCCGGACGACGAGGTCGTGTAGCTGTAGCCTCTCGGCCCAGGCGTCCATCAGCATCAGGCGCGGCGCGGTCTCGGTCACCATCCGCTCCACCTGCCCGGCGATCCCGTCCGCCCCGATGACCCGCGTGGCCTGATGGACCGTGTCCCCGGTAAACACGCCCCAGACCGTCAGCGCAGAGAAATCATTCTCCTGTTTCGTGGTGTAGGCCGTGTCCAGGCTGGCCACAACGAAATCCATAGGAGGATATGCTCCATCTGGCCAAAGCTGCCACCATTCCCGCTTCAGTATCTCGCCGCCCTTGGGCGCTGGGCGCTGCTGTAGCTGACCGGCGGCGGCGTATGGGCCAAGCGTTTTCTCTAGCAAAGATACTTCATTCTCAGGGAAACGTTCCGGCCAGAGTAGTTCGCCTTCGACGGTGCGCGGGTCTTCCCATATGATCTCTTCCCCGTCCTCCGTGGCCCAGGCGGGCACAAGAACCGTATGGAACGATCGGTCGGGCTCGAAGCGCATGGGGAGGCATAGGTGCGTCCAGGCGCCCACCTGCTTCTCAAGGACGTGGCCACTGATATCCCGGTCGGACAGGCGCTGGGCGATGACGATGCGGCAGCCGCTGACCGGGTCGTTCAGGCGGTTATACCAAGCCGTATCCCACCAGTTGATGGCAGCCTCGATCATGGCATCGCTATTGGCCTCGGCGGCGTTGTTCAGATCGTCTGCAATCAGATAGTTGCCGCCTAGGCCGGTCGTCGTGCCGCCCACGGACACCGCGATGCGGGCGCCGTTCTTGTCGTTCTGGAAGCGGGTCTTGGTGTTCATGTCGCCGACGAGGGCGAAGCGGTCCCCCCATCTCTTTTGATACCATTCGGACTGGATGAGCGTGCGGCACTTCACGCTGTCTTGGACCGATAGGCTCATTGCATACGATGCGTGGAGGAACTGGGCGCCGGGGCCTGACAGGGATGTGCGCTGGCGCTGCGCCCAGACCCATGCGGGGAACATGGTCCCGCAGATGGTGGACTTACTGAAGCGTGGCGGGATGTTGATCAGCAGGTTCCGTATGTGACCGTCGCAGCACGCTTGAAGGTGTTCGCACACTGCCTGGATGGCGTAGCCGCCCTGGGCGAAATTGGCGCTGTCGATCGCCGGCCACGCGGCTTCCACGAATGCGTAGAGATCGTCTTCGAGGTCGATCTTTTCGATTTCGTGCAATACGGAACGAGCATCGATCCTCGTGCCGCCGATCGACAACAGGCTCACGGGATGGCTTCCAGCTTCAACTTTCCGGGCAGCGGGCGATAGGCTACGCGGTGGTGCCCGGCGCAATACGGGCTACCAGGGCGCCGCGCCCCCTGGCACTGGGTGTAGGGGCGATCGTCCCCGTCCAGCCACTGGCACGGATCGATCGACCGCAGGATGGTCACGATCTCGGTCCTGGGCGGCCTGGGCAGCCGGATGACCACGGGCGCGGGCTCAGGCGGGGCTACAGCGGCCTTGGGGGTGACGGCGGCCCTGGTGACGGGATTGACCCGCCCAGGCGCCCCCGTCCGTCTGAGACGCCCTATCACGCTGTTCCTGGACCGCCCCAACTGCGCCCCGATCTGGGTCACGGTGTATTGCCAGCGCCCGTCCTCCGTGGCCGCCATCCACATAGCGTGGAGGCATTCGGTCTGCGCCTGGGTCCAGGGCTCCTCGATACGTAGGTCCAGGCGCGCCACTAGCCCTCACCCTCCCCCAGGGCGATCAGCAGCGTGCGCCGCAGGGCATCGCGCTCCTCGCGGGACAGCCGGGAGACATCCAGGGCCTTGGTCTCCGTCTGGATCGGGCCGCCATCCGGCCCACTCACCTCCTGCACCCGGCGCTCGGCCCAATCGTGCTTGAACCGGTTGGACATCACGAACTTCCACACCTGTGCGTTGAACTTCTCCGCGAAAACGCCTGTTTTTCCAGCATCTTCCCACCATTTCTGGGAAAGTTCTTTCGCTCTCGTAAAGGCTGTAGAAAACTCCGGATGGATTTTGGCCCAATCGTAGAGAGTTTCTCTCAAAACCCCCAGTTCTGCGGCCATCTGGAGAGGACTATTCCCCTGCCCGCCCATTTCCACCACGCGCGCGCAATACTCGGGCAGATACGACGATGGCCGCCCTGTTTTAACTTTATCCTCCGGCCTCTTTCGCGGCGTAGCCATGATCTAACCCCTTGCTTGATCGCCATAACTTACGATCCCGCTCCCCTGACTTCAACTTTTTCAGCCACCCCCCCGCTAAGGGGTGTTGACATCGTTTTTGCCACGCCTTACAGTCCCGTCATCAACACGGAGGACGACATGAGCACAAGCACATTCCCCCAGATCATTGCTTGCCCCACTCCGGGCTGCACGCACACCATGAAGCGCATCGGTCGCCTGCATCAGCCTGCGCGCTGCTGCGAATGTCAGGCCATCCTCGACGCACCCGGCGCGCGGATACCCGTCATGGCCGGTACCGTGCAGGGCTTGCTTGACGCCTAACCGCACCACCCTGGAGGACCACATGCCCCCCACCACCCTCACCCGCCACGTATCCACGACGCCCACGGGCCGCGTGGATCGCCCGCACCTTGCCGCCATCGTGGCCAATGCGCTGACGGAGGCCCACGTTGCCCGGATATGCGTCAGCCGGGCCGGTGCCCGCGATTGGCTCCGCTATGCCCGCCTGTCCCGCTTGAGCAACGTAGCCGCGTTTCGCCCGAGGCTCCCATGAGCCTCCCCGCGAAGCCCTGGCGCCTACCTCCCCCGGATGACGCTGTCCCCCTGGGCGTCCTCCGCGCCCGGCGGGATGTGCGCCTTGCCATTGCCCGCCAGGACAGCCGCCTGGGCGATACGCTCGCCCAGTGGCGGAACCTGAACGAGGCCGCGCGCCTGGACAGGCTCATCCACGAGCGAGAATCTAAGGGTTGAACCCTCCCCCGCAGGGGGCTACACTCCCCTGGCTTGACTGCATCCTCCGACTTAACCCCCCAGGCCCCGAGGCCGGGGGGTCTTTTTTTGTCCATCAGGCCCCAAACCACGAGCCCCGTAGAAGCCCGCCAGAGGCGTTCCGAGGCTCTGGGCTACCGCATACCCACCCAACCCCAAAACGCCCTGGCGGTGCCTCCCAGGCGCCCTACGAGGCCCGCCCCATGGCCGCCTGTCCCAGTGGGGTATCCGACAGCAGGCCAAGCGCCTTCTTGTAGACCTCCAGCAGGGCGGCCTGTTCATCCACCTCAGCCTGATCTTTCTGCCTCTGCGCGACCAGGGTCCGAATGACCTTGGGATCGAAGCCGGCGGATTTCGCTTCCGTCATGATGTCCTTGATGTCAGCCGCGAGGCCCCGGCGCTGCTCCTCCAAAGTCTCGATCCTTGCCACGATCGACCGAAGCCGGTCAGCAGCCACGCCGCCTACGTTGTGTCCAATCTCAGTCATTTGTCAGTCCTCCACGGTTTCCACGACGCGGGACCGCCCCGCGCGGGTTCCAGATTTCCATCAGGTCATGCTCGGCCAGATGGTCCGCCAGGGCGTGCCCCTGACGACTGGCCGCCATCCAGGCCCAGATGACGCCCACGTCTCCCGCCCCAGCCACATCGGGCCAGGGGATTTCATCAATTAACATTGTTACCTCCAGCAAATCGAAACAGCGTAAGCACGATCATTCTTCTAGGTCAAGCACCGTCACCTTCACCCGGACCTGCCCGCCCTTCACCGGCTCCAGGCGCCGCAGGACGAGCCAGTCGATCTGGCTGTCATCCAGCCACACCCCCGCGCGGGTGCAGGCATCCCCTCCGGTCTTCCACACATTGTCCAGATCGCGCGCCCGACGATCCGGCGGGGATATCTCCGCCTCCACCTTGAGCCGCCCGGTCAGCCCCACCGTTACCCCCTGCCTCATCAGGTCGAACCGGGCCAGGGCGAAATAGGCCTTGGCCTTCGGCGACAGCCAGTGCGCCCCACCCGCGTGCCGCACAGCCTTGTTCCCGGTCGGGGGATACC